AAAAGAAGTAGAATTAGGCAAAAAGTAAAATTAGGTCAACCTACAAAAGGTAAACCACGTAATGTTAAACCACTAAGACGGAAGAAGAGGAAAAAGTCATGATGAAGAAAAAGGGTATGGCAAAAGGCGGCTACAGAGGCGGCGTTAAAAAAATGAAAAAAGGCGGTGCTGCTGGTGGGGCTGAGATTAATGTTGAAGAACTAAATCCAGGAAAAATGGTTGATGTCACTGCAATGGCTACTGGCGGCTATATGGACGATAAAGCTGTATCTAGAATGATGGGCGGTGGTAGACCAAAAGGGATGGCTAAAGGTGGTGCAATGGGCGGTGTTAAAAAACGCTCTAAAGGTGGATCAGCTGGCGGTCTTAATGCAGCTATAAAAAGAGTTAAGGCTAACAAATAAATTGCCTTATCTTCAAAGTAACATTACGCACTTTAAATGCTGGGTGCGTAGAGAGTACACGCATAACCACGCAAAATACCACGGTGAGTTTTTACACGCCATGGCCATTGCAGTAACAACGATGCCAAGTCGTTGTTTAAGTTTTCAAGTATTATTTACAGGTTTCGAAGTAGATGATACTGACGAGCCTAATGTTCACGGTGGTGCTATGTGGGCAAGAATGCCAATTACAGCATTAGTTGGTGACACACCATTTGATAAATGGCCTGAACCCATGCCTGTTCATTTTGCTCAACCTTGGGATTGTATGTCTCATACACATGCTGTTTATCGTTTAGATCGCGCACATCCATGTCCTTGGCTTGCTAAAATAGATGGTCAGTTTTTTCCTGCAAAATATTATTTTACAGTAGACTACACTGAAAGCGAAGTAGCAGATGATCCTGCCCAGCATAAACAAAGTCATGTTTTAGAGCTTTTAGATGCAGGAAAATGGACAGGTAATATTGTAGCATTACCAAATAATAGAGTACGTGTTACACACCCTGCTTGGTTTGCGACGGGAGAAGGTCCACCAGATTTTCGTCCATCACAGCATATACACTATTCAAAATCAGATTTAGACTATACAATGGACGTAAATCAGATCTTCGACAATCTGTATGCGAAGGATGAATAATGGCTGTATCAGGTTCTAAAAACTTTAATATTGACGTTTCTGACGCCATAGAAGAAGCCTATGAGCGTTGTGGTGTAGAAGTTCGCACAGGTTATTCTTTAAGAACAGCAAGGCGTTCTTTAAATTTAATGTTAGCAGAATGGGCTAATAGAGGGGTTAATCTATTTAGTTTAGAACAAGTAACAACAACGTTAACACAAGGTACGTCTAACTACACATTAGGTATAGAAACTGTTGATATTTTAGAGATGGTTTTACGTCGAAATAATACCGATGTAACAATGACAAGAATGTCCAGAGCAGATTATCTTCATTTACCTAATAAAACAACTCAAGGTAGACCTTCTCAATTTTTTGTTGATCGTCAAGTAAACCCCGTTTTGTATTTATGGGCAACGCCAGAAAACTCAACTGACCAAATTATTTATTATCGTCTTGTGCGAATAGATGATGCAGATGATTATAATAATGATTTTGATGTTCCTTTTAGATTTTATCCATGTTTAGTCTCTGGATTAGCTTATTATCTTAGCATGAAAGTATCTCCTGATCGAGTTAATTTACTTAAAAGTGTGTATGACGAAGAATTTGCGAGAGCAGCAACAGAAGATAGAGATCGCACTAATTTACGTTTAGTTCCTAGGATTATTGCATAATGGCATATACTTCTGGAAAACATGCAAAGTTTATTTCTGATCGTAGTGGGGTTGCATATCCTTATTCTGAAAGAATAAAAGAATGGAACGGTGCTATTGTTCATATTTCAGAATATGAAGCAAAACATCCACAACTAGAACCGAATGTTGTAGGTGATGATCCTCAAGCTCTAAAAGAGGCAAGACCAGACCGCACTGAACCTGCGGTCATTCGTTTATTAAGACCTAATTGTTTTAAAAGTGGCACAGCTGGATCAGCAGTCATAACTATAACTGAACCGTCGCATGGGAGAAGTACAGACGATGCTGTGCGTTTTAGAAAAGTCATGGGTTTTGACGGTTTTACAAAAGCAAAACTTGAACTTTCTTCAGGTTATGTAATTACTGTTCTCGATGAAAACTCTTATACAATTACTGTTTCTGGGGAGACAGCAACAACAGGCGGTATACGAGGTGGTGGCGAGCATGCAACTGCTGGTCAAGGAACAGCAACACCATCTGTAGCGTCAACTTTTGACGCAACAAATATTACACTAGATTCAGCAACTAAGACTTTTGACGAGGGCTAAATGGCAAAACAGACTATAGGAATTGGCTCAAGTGCAAATGATGGCACAGGGGATACTTTGCGTAATGGTGCTGATAAAATTAATGACAACTTTAACGAAATTTACAATGCGTTAGGAAACGGCACTACACTGACAGATATCATAGACACGAATGGTGTTATTGATGTTAGTTCTGGCGCAAATAAAATTGTTTTTTATTATGCTGCTTTAAGTGATCTACCAAGTGCCTCAACTTACCACGGCGCAATCGCACATGTCCATGCAAACGCTGGTATGTACTTTGCTCATGGCGGTAATTGGATACGAATAAATGATGAAGTTAGTGGTCCTATAACTAAATACACAACAACAGCGGCTACGGGTTCTGCTTATACCTTTTCTGGTCCTGGAGCTACAGCTGGTAACAATCCTAACTTTACCTTTTATAAGGGTCATACATATTTAATTGATAATTCTTCCTACGTCAGCAGTCATCCTTTACAGATACGAACATCAAATGGCGGCTCTGCTTTTACAACTGGGGTTACAGATAATTACAATAGCACCGCTGGCTTAACTCAGTTTATTGTACCGCATGAGCCTAGTGATACTTCGCTAGTATATCAGTGTACTGTTCATAGCAGCATGGTTGGAAATATAACGATAGTATAACGGATAAATGAAATGTCGTTTACATATACAGAGCTACAACAAGCTATAAAAGATTTTACTGAAAATGATGAAACATCATTTGTCACTAATTTGCCCATCTTTATAAGAAGCGCAGAAGATAGAATTTTATATTTAGCAGATTTAGAAGAATTTAGAAAAAACGCTACATCAGCTTTAACAACAAACGATCCTTTTTTAAGTGTTCCGTCAGATTTCTTAGCACCGTTTTCTCTTAGGATAACAACTTCGAATAATGAAAATTTTCTTCTTATAAAAGATGTGAATTATATACAAGAGTATAATAAAGGTGTTTCTAACACTATCCCTAAATACTACGGTATCTTTGATTCTAGTAATTTTATTGTTGGTCCTACCCCAGATAGTAACTACACAGTAGAGCTTCACTATTATTATAGCCCAGCAAGTCTTACTGCAGGAGCGGGATCAGGAACAACGTGGTTAAGTGAAAACGCTCCGAATGCTTTACTTTACGGTTCTCTCATAGAAGCGTATACATATATGAAAGGTGAGCCAGACATGATGGGGTTATATTCTCAAAGATTCGAACAAGAAATACAACGTCTCAAAGATTTAGGAGAAGCACGAGAAAACTCAGACGCATATCGTAGAGGTTTACCTGACAGGCCAAGGACTTAGGAGTAGCAAATGGCAACAAGTAACGCAGCAACCACATATCTTGAGAATAAAATACTCAGTTTTATTTTTAAAAATAATGCTGGTTCTTTTTCAACCCCAGGCGACAGCATATATGTTGGCTTGGCAACAGCAGTTTCTGACGCGGAGGCTGGTTCTTTAACTGAAGCGACCTTTGGGTCTTACGCAAGACAACAGGTTACAGCGGCAAACTGGACATTAGCTTCTGCTAGTACAAATCAACAGACAGTTGTAAATGCAGCAAACATTGAGTTTCCAGCATCAAGTGGAACTAGTAACACCGTAACTCATGCATTTCTTGTAGATGCAGCATCGAGCGGTAACATCCTGTTTGTTGGTGCGCTGGACGCAAGCAAGACCATTGCTACGGGGGATATCTTCCGTATCAACGCTGGGAATCTTACAATAGAGTTGAAGTAATGGCTCTTGTTCTGAAAGACCGAATTAAAGAGACTACCACTACCACTGGCACAGGCACATATACGCTTGCTGGTGCGTTAACTGGTTTTGAGGCTTTCAGTCAGATAGGTAATTCAAATACTACATACTACTGTTGCACAGACGGAACTGACTTTGAGATAGGTATTGGCACCTACACTGCATCTGGTACAACCTTGGCCCGTACCACAATATTGCAGTCTAGCAACTCCGATGCTGCTGTTAACTGGACATCAGGCACTCGCACTATCTTCTGTACGTTGCCAGCAGAGAAGATGATATTTAACAACGCGAGTAATGTAGCGCAGAACTTTACAGAACAAGACCCGAATGCGTTGGCATTCGCAATAGCATTGGGATAGAAAAATGGCTAACGCATTTAAAACATTTACAGACACCGCAGTAGGGACATCTAACGCAGATGTTTACACCTGCCCGTCCGCTACTGAAACAACAATTATTGGCTTGAACATTGCCAACATCCTGACTGTTTCTATCACGGTAAACGTACAGCTTATTAACAACGATGGAGACAATGTACATATTGTAAAGTCAGCTAT